ATTGCTTGATGCGTACTAGGTGTACTGCGTAGATGCGGTTGATTGGGTGCCGTTACGGCCTACCCAGTGATGGGCAAGTTAGGAAATCACGTAGGTCTACCCAGTGGTAGATTTCAGGTAACGGTTACTTAGATTGCTAATCTCGTTGTCGCAGGTTCGATTCCTGCCTATTGGCTATAGAGCCCACGGGAGACCGTGGGCTTTTTCATATTTTGATGGGAATATTGTTTATAATGGAGAGACGAATATGAGATACAAAAGGACCAGAAGCAGAGCACAGGCTGCGAAGACTAAATTTCGAAGGTCTTCCCGATGGATGAAGTTCCGCCGTTATATGAAGGCAAAGCAAAAACTTGACCCTATCACTGGTAGCCCGTTATCGAATACGTGTTCAATCCATCATCTGGACATGCGAGAAGAGAACTATGAAGACATTTCTGACGAAACCCGATACGTGGCTCTCAATGCCCAAAGTCACGAGACTGTGCATTTCATTTGGCAGGCTCATGGAGGATGGCGCCACGCTGTGCTTTCTATTATTCGAATACTTAAAGCTATGGATAAGATAAATGGCTAAGAAATCATGGGGGCTTCCGTACATGTGAAGCAAAAATTCAATCGCTAAAGATATTGTAAACGCACTTCCTAGTGGCGAGCGCCTAGTGGACCTGTTCGCGGGAGGATGCTCTATTATAAGCAGAGAATCACTTACTGCACCTAGGATAGAGCACCTATTCGTTCACAAGAGGTTTGCCGATGAAACTACGTAGATTCATCAGAAAGAAAGGCGACGCCATCGCTGACGCCGCCTAGATAAAAATGCGTGCTATTAAGGAGTCACTTCTAGCTTTCCAAGTTTGGCCACGCCGTATTCATCCTTTCCGTAGTGCGACTTGGCAAATGTATTCACGGCCCAGCATACTGTCGATGCATGGAATCGGTTATAACCTGCGTCACGCAGAAGTCCCCTTAGCAGGTCATCGGCAATCTTTTTAGTCAATTCGGCGCTGGCGTACAACCAGTCGTGCAAAAGATACGCTATGCATAGCAAAGGAACATCATCATTCCAGCTAGGCATAAACCAGCGGAAGATTTTAGGAACTGAACCCCCGTTGCTCTTAAATCCCTTGTACAGTGTAAACATATAGACGGCACCCGTCTCATCCGTTACAATTACGTACAAGTCATTGTCAAGCACGTAAAGGCCGTCTTCCTTGTGGTATGCTAGATTGCTGAAATGCTGAATGTAGAAATGCATAAACTACCTCTTGCTGTTGTATAGCCAATATGCTTCATTCAATTTGTTAAGCCTCTTGTCGACTTCTGGCCTGAAAATAATCTCGTAAATATCAGGGCCATCCTGTTCGTCTGCCCAAATGCGAATGTCATCGTAGTATTTAGGTTTTTCTTCAGGTTTAAGGATAAGCGTAGGCGTGTCACGGTAAGTCCTTACATTCCTCTTGTATTTAGGCCCAAACATTACTGAATTGCCAGGCATGCCACCTGCTGCCAGTATGGAAGCCGCGCCGACTCCAGGTATGTTAGATGTTCCTAGGTCTACCACTGGATTGCCAGACTCAATTCCAAGGATAATGTCAGCGGCGTTTCCAGCGAGTGTTTTAAGTCCCATGTTCAGCTTAGGGTCGCTCAATGCGTTGTATAGCCAGTTGTCAGGCCCCTGAGGAATATCCTCGGTATTGAATGTTCCCGCTGGCCATATTGATGTTGGCCTTAGTGAACTCAGCTCAGCTTCTTTACGTCTGGCTTCCTCTAGTATAGCTGCTTCAAGAATACGTATTGCATTCTTATAACGTTGTTCGGTAGAAACAATGATGTCCTGTGCGATGTTATTGCTCATATAATTCTCCTAGGACAAACTAACGATTACTCCTTAGTATCGTCAGCTTCCGAAAGTGCACCCAGAAGCCACTCCTTCGTTTCAGACAGGTCTTGACCAACATCAGAATCCAGTACGATAGAGCGAGCGGTGTCAAAATATCCCGAACTCACTAAAGGCAAGATTTTGGCGAAAGGAAGCACCTGCTCGGCGCTGAACGACAGCAGCTTTTCGTGAAGGTCACGGTCCAGCTTACGTGCTATGGCGTAGTTCCAGTCGATACCTTTATTGGCTCTGGCCATTGACTGCTCCGAGCAGTCCGTAGATTCAAGAAACTCCTTGCGTGAATACATTTTAGCCTCCTATGTCCGCAGCACCAAATGAAAGATAAGGGACAAAATGCGCCTGATGTCCACCACTTCCATCCCACCATTTCAATCCCTCGCCAGTAGACTGAAGATTGTTCCCCAGCGTATAGTCAAATGCGTAGTTACTGGTAACGCCGTTTCCGCTCTGTGTTTTTGCGGCGAATTGGAGTCCGCAAGATACAAGCTCAATTATATACCTGGTGTTTCTGCGTATTGCCAGTGCTCCTTCAAATTCCTCGTGCATAGGAATATCGCCTTCCGTAAAATGGTCAGACGGTACAATCATGGTATCGCCGTGCTCTTGCCCGACAAAGTTGGTTCCGTCGAATCTCATCGTATCTGTGCTGCCCAATAGCTCATTGCTAAGAGAAAATACTCCTATTCTAAATATAGGATTGGAACTTCCAAATGAGCCTGTAAGAGAAAACCGTACTCTTGTAAGTGAGCCCTGAGCATCCGATGTACGCTTGAGTCTGTGGAAAGCAACGTTTATGTTAGTTCCTCCCCACTCAGGCATTTCACCCCAGTAGCTTCCGTAGTTTTCTGTATTGGAATCGATTAGCGATTCATCTATCGTCTTTAATTTAGGGTCACTTTCTCCCGAAAGATTTAGGCCAATACGCAGCTGGTTTTCAAATACTTTAAGTTCTACATTGTCAGTATCCGCCTTTAGTACCTCGGAAAGATAACCAGGGGTTGCACCCGATACAACGGCCACTTTTCCTCCGTCTCCAGGCTCCCCTTGTGGTCCTTGCGGTCCAGTATCCCCTTTTGGGCCTTGTGGGCCAGTTGCGCCAGTATCACCTTTTGGACCGGGCTCTCCTTGCGGTCCCTGTGGACCTTGCGGTCCCTGCGGGCCTTGTGGGCCTGATGGAATGCTGCCACTGTCAACGGATATTACTCCGTCAGAGTCAATCTTGATTCCTTCTCCTTGGGTAAGCTTGTCCTGCTTTCCTTCTAGCGCATTGCCGACGCTAAGGTCGAACTTGTTCTGCTCGTATTCGTGAACATCAACGGTTCCGTCGGAACTTTTGACGTCAACTTCCCAGCCAGCGTACAAAACGTGATTGTCTTTTCTAATCAAGGCCATTGCTAATGCCCTCCAGTCTTAATCTTGTTGTCAACCAGCAGTTCAACCAAAGTCTTGATTTCCGTAATGGACTTGTTAAGCATGACGAACTGCTGCCTGAACTCGTCGTTAAGGCTGCTCTGGTGTACCTGCTCTGCCTTTATATGTTCCAGCTCCCACGAAAGCTTCTGTATACTTTCGTCGCGTTCCTTCTTCGTATCTTCGCGTTCCTTCTTGACCTGGTTTACTTCCGCATGACCTTTTAGCCATGCGGCTATTCCAGTCAAGACACCGAGAAAGCCTGGTATAAGTTGTACAAGTATGCTTTCCATTACAACCACTCCTGGAAAAGGACATAACTGATTTTAGGGGTATTTATGCCATTAGGCCCAGTAACTGTGAATGTTACTCCGCTTACAGGTACCATGCATACAAATGAAGAAAAGTTTCCACGTATTCCAGTAGTCCAATTTGAACCGTTTATCTTTACATCCCACGTGTCTGATTCCGTCATGGTCGAACCCTGGACGTAAATGCTGTACATCATCATGGCCTCAGCACCGCTAGGTGAGCTTATGGTTGGTGATGTCCATGTACTTGTAGACTCAGTCGAGCCCGCTGAACTAAAAGATAAATTCGAACGGACTACAGGCTTCTTTGGAGGATTCTCTGCGGTCTTCACTGAAATGTAGTTGTCCGCTATGTAAAGATAGCCTTCTCCAAGGTTATGCGGAATCAGCACAAACGAACCAGTATTGTTGTATTGGTTTACGAATGACATCTTCGTATACGTAAAGTGGTTTCCGTTACGCTGTGCCGCTACATTTGTGCTGCAAGGCGATAGGTCCGGGTTTCCGATAGCGGAAGAGAACTTCACGGGTGAGCCATTCGAAATAACGTTTTCTGGACTTATGTCGATAGCTTCGCCAGCCGTATATTCTTTTGAGTTTGCAGAGATATTTCCGTCGGAGTCCAGATTGATTCCGTTTCCTGGAATAAGCTTAACCTGAAACTTGTCGTCAGCATCCGTTTGCGTATAGGATACATTGCTTTTAGTAACACTGCAAGTCCATGATATATCGCCTTCCGTAGTGTTTGTCAGCTGGGGTGTAAACGATACCTTTCCAGCATCGGATACCCCTTCCCAGTCAATCCAGAATTGAGACTGCGATAAACCGTTAAGCTTTAGATATCCGATTAACTTGTCTCCACTAGTTCTGACTTCAAGCCGTTCTACAAAATAACCTCTTACCATTGACGGGCTTGCCGATACTACGAATGGCCGAACAACCGTATAGTCGGCATTGATAACCCTTGTCATTTGCAAAACGAAAGTAACGTAGTCGCCGTTAGGGTTGGTAGCCGTGAATACGCAAAGGCCTCTGCCATAAGTCCGATTCCATGTGAACTCGAATACCTTGCAGTAGTTGTAATTTGTAGAGTTAGTCGAAACCATCTTGTGGTGAATATTCTTTACGGTGTTTCCGTCAATTCCGATTCCGTATCCGCCAGCATACTTTCCGTGAATAGAACCGTCTGAATCGATTTCAACCGTGTCCGAACAAGCATATTCCGCATTCACCGTAAAGGTGTTGCTGTCGCTGTTGTAGTCAACCGAAGTATGCTTGCCAGCAGCAATATGCACTTCATCGCCGATAATATCTGGATTAACGTGCAGGATTACCGCATCTGGGGTGTCTTCCATCTTGATGGTCTCTTCGTCGCCCCTGATGGCCTTAGTGTTTTGCAGACTGATTTCCCGTGCATCCTGGTCGATATGGATGTATTCGTCGCCTGGGTAGTAATAACTGTCGCCGCTTCCGCCTCCACCGCCACTCCTAGGCGATACTGGATAGATGCTGAACTGCAACTGTCCACCAGCGTTATAGGCTTTCAAAGTGTAAAGCTTGCTGTCGTCAACGAATACGCCTAGGGCACGGCCAGCCGAATCGATAGGAATTTTCTTCGGATTCAATACGTTTCCAGCAGCATCGCTGAAAGTGTCGGCTGGCTCCTGGCTTTCCCCGACGAAAACATTGAGAAAGCCGCCAGCAAGCGGGATTCCGTTGCGGGATACAAACTGCTTCACCGGGTCGAAAAGGTATGCTACTTTCATCTTAAACCTCGCATAAAAAATATGCTATACAACGTATGCTACTACGTCGTCATTCTGGTCGCCATCTCCCCTCTGAACAATCCTTACGTAGTCGTCAAACGTAAGTATGGCCCTATTGAAGAAATCGCCGTCGCCAGTAGAATCGTCATGTGAAAGCGGGTAAAGAAACCACGCAGTCTGAACATACAGGTCATAGCTCAGCGAATCATACGGGCTTTTGACGGCGTTATAGTATTTCAAAAGCATTCCAGAGCCGTTGATGGCACCGCATGCCCACCAAGCGGTAGAAAGCATCTTCGGCATCAGCCTCTTTGCCGAACGCGTGTACTTGTAGAGCGAAGAACCGCCGCTCACTTCCTCTTTGACATACGCCTTGTTGTCCTTGATGGAAAGGCCACTCCCAGTATCGTCAGGGCAAACACCAGTGTTTCCTTTATAGGTGACCATATGTGCAGTAGCGGACGGTTTTACAAATGTTCGGTCAAAGTAGAAGCCGTCGCGCTTCTGCCAGTAACGCATACGCAGTCCTTCTGAGTTTCCAGTGAAGATGTTGTTAACGATAGTCCATTTAAGGATGCAGTCGCATACTTTTTCGTCATCGCCGAGCCTTGTGAACTCAATTGGATGCGTAGTGTTGATAATGTTGTTCTGTAGATTTACCGAAAGGACATAGTCGTCGCCTTCCTTGTGCGGATACAAGGCAAGCGTGTTGTTGTCAAAGGTGCAGCCGCTAATCGTAACGTCTTTCAGTCGGAATACCCTTCCAGAACCGAAATGGCAGCCGCTGAACTGAACCAACGGATGCGTGCTCTCGTTGTCCGTCACATAGTCTAGGTTGGCGTTAAAGCGCCCGTCCTCTACCATAATCTGTCCCTTGTATGTCCAAGGAATATCTGCACTTCCGTTGACTTCGCTTCGGTAGAACAAAGCCGATTCGAAAGTCGGGCCTTCCGCATAGCTGACCGTACTGTCATAGCAGTTGATGTACTGGCAGTTCATATAGGCTGAACGGATTACGGAATCGCGGATTTCCAGATTATTGCAAGTTACGCCAAAGGATGCGCAAGTGATGTTCCTAACCTTAACGGCTACGCCTGGGCGATTCATAGTGAACGCCTTGCAGTCCGCATTGTAGATTTCGGTCAAGTCGTTAGCGTCCAGATTCTCTACATATCGTCCTGCCAAGTCAATCTTCTTGTTTCCGTTTGCCTTGATGGCATTCACGTATGCGACAACAGAAGTAAAGTTGTCCAGATTGAGCACGTTAAGGTTTTTCGTAATTGCGGAAACCTTACCAACCCAGTCTACCATTGACGGCTTATCCCACCAGGAATCGTGGATTTCAGTATACTTGAAAGTAAGCGCATCGATAGTGCTGAACTGCGGTGTTCCTTGAATATCGCATCGGCTGAATGTCAGGCGCCCGTTTCCGATGTAGACAATAGGAAGCCGCGCATGAAATTCAAGTTCAGCATTGGCGATTTCAATCTGCGAGTCAAGATTTGCATCGGCGAAATAGTTCTTTTCGTCAATCACGTATCGCTGCGCATTGCACGTCAGGAAACCCTTGATTGTCTTAGACCATGAGCTATGGACCTCCTTCTGCACCCCGTGGAAATGCATGTCAGCCACGTAGTCCGTATTTGACGGGATAATCGCATTAATGCACGAGAAATAGCCGTTCGGGAACTTTGCACCAGAGTCGAAATATAGCGTACTGTTTGTGTAGTAGCTCTGCGTAGTCGAGTATTCCCCAGCTATGAATCGGCAAATCCTAGCAGTCGCTATAGCCTTCGTACCGACAGTCACTTGGAAGTTCAGGAACTTGCTCATGTTCTCTTCGTAGACGCCTGGGATGATGCCGTATACGGTGCATGGAATCATCTCGTCGTCCCAGATTAGAATCCATCTTCCAGTATCCGAAACGTCACTTCCGATTACGTATCCACCATCGATAGTGTTCGTGCTATCTGGGTCCCACATGTATGTCCTTACGGGGGAATCGCCTTCGGTATAGTAGCCAGTGACCGTAACGGTTCCCATAGACGGGTCAACCTTACGCAATTCCTCGATAGTGGAAACCTGCGTATCGGGCGTGACGTTATTGCCGACGTCCATTCCTTCCTCGAAAGTGTCAAGGAGTTCAAAAGTGCCGTCACCGTTGTTCTTCTCCACTTTTACGTCGATGATGCCGCCTTCATAGAATACTGTATCGATTCGACCGTCATTGGAAGTGAGCATCGGGTTTTCGGCTGGCGAATAATCGTAACCTTCAAGGTAATAGACTTTGAGCGGCGTATCGCTGTCATGTGCGTACAAAGTGATGCGCCCCGCGTTCAGCGGGTTGCCTTCGTCATCAAGAAATCTGCGTTGGAATGCTAGTTTCATCCTTTACCTCAACCGTTGGTGTCATTGACTGTACTATCGATGCGGCGGCCTTCGCCTTCTCTGCCTGTGCCTTTGTCTTTACCGCATCCAGTTGGACTGCCTGCTTCTCGATATCCATCTGCTGCTTTTCCAAGTCCATCGCGGCCTTTGCTGCATCGGCGTTACCGTCGAGTTCCTTCTGGAAAGCCATCTCCTGCAACTTCTGTTGATGCTGGAGCTTCATTTTCAATAGCTCTCCATGAATGCTCTGGGCCGTGTTGCGTTCGCCGCTCTCGTAAGACTTCACCTGTTCCTGCAACTGCATGATTTCCTGGTTCTTCTTGTCGATAGCCTGCTTCATCTGGTCCACGGTTTCCATGGCCTGTTGTTCCATTTGGGTCGGCTGCGGCCTGCTGTGGAGCACGCCGTAAACCTGACGTAGAATGGCGTTGTCAGCATTGGCAAGAAGCATACCGTCAAGTACGGCCTGCAACTTTGTCGGGTCCTGCTGGACTGTCGGAAGCATGCTTGTAAGCATCTGCATTGCAATCTGGCGTTCCATCTGGCTTTCTGGGCCTTCGATAATATCGACGCTCACGCCTTGTACGCCAAGCATTCCTAGGACAGCCTCTGCTACCGCCTTGTACGTTACCCGCATTGCCTCGTAGAAATGGCGGATATTGGTGGATTCAGTTTGCTTGTCTAGCATCGCCTGGGTTGCGGTGATTTCAATATTTCCATCGGCCATTCCCTTCGAATCAACGCCAGTGATGGAATGCATAAATTCTAGGTTGGCCGAGATGATTCCCGTGATGTCGCCGTACTGCACCGTGTTCTGGATATACTCTGGCTTTTCAAGGACTGTCTTTCCGTCATCGGCCAGCCTGTTGTGGAGCAGCAGCGGGTTCCTGGTCTTTCCGTAGTTACGGTATGCACTTTCCAGTCCTTCCACTGCATCGACATTCGTCATGATGACAGGCTTCGGACAAATTGCGAGCCTTTCGCCAAGCTGCGTGTAAGCCATGTTGATAAGCTTCTGCACTGGTGCAGCCTTCCGTACAATTCCCCTGTAAACAATCTTGTCGTTTACCCAAATCTTCTCTCCGTATACTGGGAACAGCGGTATTCTGTCAATCTCTATTACGGACGGCTCTGCTACTTCCCTGTCGCCAAGAAGACGGTATACATTGCATACGCCGCCTTCCCTTACGTAATACGTCACTAGCGGAAGAGATTCTCCCATTCCTTGGCAAGTTACAAGCGGGTCTGCTTCTACATCGATATCGGGGTAGTTGTTCCTTACCCAGTTTCTGCTTTTCAGTTCCACGATGGCGCCTTCATAGGCGTCGCTTCCATCGCCAGCAGTAGAATCGGGGTCAAGGTAAACTTTTGTGATGTCTTCTGGCGCATAGATGCAAGGAACGATTTCGCCTTCAACTTCTTCTGTGCTGAGCGCAAAGATTCCAAGGCCATAGGAAACTACGCTTTCGAGCACGTCGACGGCGGCATTTGCGTTGTCCCTGGTGGCCAGGAACGAATCGGAAAGCTGGTCCACTTCCGAGTCGCCAGTGTACCACTGGAAAGGCGCCTTCATGTACTGGTTTCTGATAGCGTTCACGCTGACGCTGGTAACGTCTACGGTACGCGGGTATCGGTCGGCTCCGAGCTGGGCCTTGTCTTCGGTTTCCCACTGGTCGCCAGAAAGGAATGCTCTGTCTTCGCGGATATGCGAAACCTGGGTATCCCTTGCCTGTGCACAGCGGCTCTCGAACTGGTTCCAGCGGTCGATGATTTCAAGTTCTGTCATTCTAAACCTCGCCTAAAAAATATGCCTACTCGGACGCCTTCTTGGACTTCTCGTATGCGTCATCGAACGCTTCCTGCTGCTTCTTGGACATGCTCTTGTACCATGGCGTTTCCTTGTAGTCTGTGCTTACCATGTTAACGTTTCCGCCAGACAGTAGAGCAAACGGATTTGCCTTCAATACTGGCTCAATACTTCCGCCAAGGCTTCCAAGGATTTGGCCAGCTCTAAGGCCTGTCTTGTACCAGTTGTCGTTTCCGTATGCTTCTGCCATCTTTGACGGGAACGCTTGCTCTAGTGCGGAAAGATAATTGCCTGGCCTGAGTTCATTTCCGTTGACAAGTTCGTAATCCTTTAGCTGACCGAGACGTTTATACGTGTTTGCAGGGTCACGGTAAACTGACATTTTAGAGATGTTGTCATAATCGGAAAGAATCTGGTCCTTTGTTCCTTTGGAAAGCATCTTGTTATACTCTTCGTCGTTGAGTACACCGCTATACAGTGCCTTTACCTGCTCCTTGAACTTATCCGCATCCTTTCCCTTCGACAAGTCAGACAGATTTACTCCTGTTCCATTTGTTCCTATGAGTTGCTTTATCTGTTCTTCTGAGAGCCTGTTTTCTTTTGCAGCTTTTGCAAGGTCTGCGGCTCCTTCGGCAACTTTTTTTCCATATTCTTCCTTAATTCCTTTTTCTGCATTCTTAAACAGTTTGTCGTAAATATCATACGCGCGTCCAAGTCTTTCACGTTCCGCATTGACTGGATTTCCTCTTCTTGTTGCAGCAGATATTCCTGCTGCCAAACGAGACATATTCTCTCCAGGTAGTTGCTGTGATAGTGCCGACGCCGTACCAATCATACCTGGGCGAGTGGCGCCTGTCGTCAATGCAAGAAGAGCATTAGTGTAATCTGCTTCAAGTTCTGGGTCGATTTGCTTCTTCATACCCTGTCTTTCAGCTTCGGCTACGCCCTGAGATGCCGCACCCAGCATTCCAGAAACCACGGGAGAATTGTCAAGGAATTCAGCAGGCTTGAAAAGAGGACTTCTAGCCAATGTTTGTAACGGCTTTGATTTACTTGCCGCAGCCGCTGCCTTCACGGCATTACCAGCGCTTCCAAGGTCACCAAGAACAGGTAGAACCGCCATTGTACTATTCATGAGTATATCAAGCTTCTTGGCGTCGTCGAGTTGCTCTTGCGTTCCACGGCCAGTCGTAATCTGCTTCCTTGCCTCTTCCATAAGGGTAGGATAGAACAGGTCTGACCATACACTGTTCTCCCTATTGAAATCTTCGAGCAGCTTGCCGCGGTCATGCGCAATCTGCACATCACCTACGTCACTCAGGAAGTCCATCTTGCCTTTCTTGCTCTTCGTATCGTATCCGAGCTCTTCGCCTTTCGCGAAAATGTCTGTGGCTCCCATGTTGTACCAGTCGCGTCCTTCGTCGGCAAGACCGAGAACAAGCGGGCCAAGCTTTGCAAAGTCGTCCATCTTCTTCTTCAAGAGCGGGTCGAAAGAGCTCCTGAACACATCGTTTCCTCCAGTAAGCCCCAAGAATTTTGCTGCGTCGTCGCCTTTCAAGTTGGAAACGGCGTCCCTCTCTGTGTCTTTCAGATTATCAAACGGGTATTTCTCATCAAGCATTTTCTTTGCTGTACTGGCATACTCGTTTTGAATAGCGTCAATCTTCAACTTTGAATAACCAGTCAAGTCCTTCTTTTCCATCATGGCCTTTGCAGCATCACGGGCAATGCGAATCTTCTCATTGTGCCAGTCCCTTTCAGTCCATTTTCTAGCCATAGTTATTTCCTCTTCAGCTTATAGTTCTTTCCGTTGACTACTGCAACTGTTGTCCCGTCAGAAAGTGTTTTTATGGTACAAGATATAGATTTACCGTCTATTGGAATAGTCACGGTATCACCGTCAGCTACATTGTCGTAGTCAATCTTGTCAACCTCGGCCTGAACCTTTGCGCCATAATCTGCCTGTTTTTTGGCAGCCTCGCCTGTGGTAATCTGTCCGTAGATTTCGTCAAGAAGTGGAATACCTTCGTCACCGAGAGACTTCGCCATCTCGTATGCCTTCTTCTGGTTTTCCTCGCTGTCCCACAGGCCTTTGGAATTCCTATGCTGCCTTATGAAGTCCTTGGTGTCGAACATAGTCACCGTATCCTTGTTCACCAGTTCGCTTTCCGAAATCTCGGGTTTACCAAGCTTCCTTGCAACCTCGTTGTATTCGTCAACAGCATCCTTGTATGCGGCCTTCGCTAGCTCGGTCTGTCTTTCTCCTCGTGCCCATCCTATGTCGCTAAACGCCCTGTCAACTTTTGCTTTAGCCTGCCTCAGCGTAGCATCGGAGTCAGCTTCCCTGGCCTGATTCCGTGCTTCCCTTGCATCTACACGGGCACGCCATGCGTTGTACTGCGACGTATCGCCGATACCAGCACGGTTGGCAGCGACATTGCGTTCAAGGTCTTCGGTGGCCGTTTCCTGTTCCTGCTGCAAGACCATGTATTCCTGCTTCAACTCCTCGATTCGCTGCTCGTTTGCTGCAAGTTTATCTTCTAGCTGTCGATATTCCGCTTCTCCTTGCATGCTCGCAATCTCTGGTTGAGTAAGCGGGTTTGAATCGGGGCTTACATTCCTTCCGCTAATCGTAGGCTGATAGCCGCTCATATTTGGCAAAGGACGATAGCCTTGCATATCGGCGGACTGCTTGGCGATGTATGCAGCCCTTGCCTGTGCACTTCCGTCCTGCGGTTGTGCGTAAGGATACGATGGCTCCCTTGTCATTCCACGCCAGTTGAATTGAAATACGTTGTCACTCATTTGAAACCTCTTTTGCTATAAAAATACGCCGACTATCAGTAACCGCCCAGGTAATGGTCACGGGCCCACTGGCCGAAATTCTTGCTCTTGCGGCAAAGGGCTCGGCCAATGCTCTTCCCGTTGGTGCCTATGAGCTTCTTCAACTCGATGGCAGCCTGGTTAGGAGTTGCACCGCCACGATAGGAATACCATTTTCCGCCCCTTCCGAAACGAATCTGTATGCGGTTGTCAGGCGTAATCCTGATACCAGAAACGGCGGAAGAAGAAGGCGTAAAGTTGCGTCTTGGCCTGTCGTCGTCCCACCATGAAAGAAGACTTTCCTCGTATTCCTTTCCTCGTTGCAAGGCTATCTTCTTTTCGGCTGGAGTCATGCCTGGTCGGACATACTTGGTCAATGCCCGCATGTGCTCTTCTGGAGTCTGCCTAAGGATGGCCTCGTTGGCGATGTTCTGCATTAGCATTCGGTTTTCCTGTGCAGGGCCAGGTATGTAGTTCAAGTCATAGTTGAAGTTATGGCCTATGCTGTCAACCTTGTCGCCTGTTCCAGCAGTGGAAACTCCACCGCCAATCCCAGAAATGATGGACCCAGCAGCACCGCCTGCCATTCCAGCACCGAAAAGGGCAACCAAGGCCCTCAGCCAATATTCTGCTTCTGGTTTCTTAGCCATAGGATATTACCCGAAGTTGAAAGCAAAATTGCCGCTGTTGAGCTGTTGGCGAATCTGTTCGTTCTCGGCCTCAAGCTGCTTGATTTCGGCAATGATTTGCTGCATGCGTTGCTGGCGCTCGCCTTTGCTGTTGTTGTAGTCGTCGATAAAACCCTTCATCTCCTGGTCGGCCTTGTACTTGCGGTAGTTCTTGATGAACGTGCCTACGCCCTGGCCAGCCTTGGAAAGCATGTCTCGGTTTCCCTGCATCGCCGATGTCACGTCAAGGTTATGCGCCTGCGGTCCCTGCCAATTTATGTTCAATGCCATATGATAGCCCCCCTTATAAAATAGAGCCGATGATACTGCCAGCCATGCCCAATAAGGAAGAATTTCCGCTCTGTCTTTGCATTGCTGCATTGGCCTTGGCCTGCGTAAGGTCGCTCAAAGTGGTAAGGTTTGCGTTCCTAGCGTTGATGGTATTGCTCAAAACGTCGCCCTGGCCCTGCAACAATGCGTCCCTGTCGCGGCCATAAGCGTCAACTGCATCCTTATACCTGCCCATCTGTGCATCATAGTTTTTCCATAAAGCGTCGTTATTGGCCTGCCATTCGGCTCTTTGAAGCTCACGGTCGCGCATAAGCTTGTTGTACGCGCTCTCCCATTCCTCGGAAGCTAGCGCCTGTTGCTTGGCCGCAATGGCGTTTTGGTATTCGCTGCTCATGGCATCGCCAAAGCTGTTCCTGATTGCATCCATTGCCTGCTGGGAACGCTGGTTCGCGAACTTGTCGTAAAAGTCGTTGATGTCGCCAGTGTATTCAAACGGCTTTGCCTGAAATACATCACTGCTCAAAAGTGCATCAAGTGAATCGTTGTACTTTGCAGCATTCGAGCCGTAAACGTCTTGCAGCATGTCGCCGTACTCTGAAAGGTCCGAAAGGTTCTGGCCGTAATACTTGCCAGCCATATTCATCAGCGAGTCGTACGAATCCATAGCGGCATCGACAGCCTTTCCGTTTGAAAGGCCAAGAAAGTCGCCAACGAAATTTCCAGCCGCTATCGGGTTTAATCCTGTCAAAGCTCCAATCCTGTCGAAAGTGTCCATGTCGTCGTAGTAGCTTTTGGCGTCGTTGAAAGTACCCATATTAGTCTTCCTCCTTGTCCATCTCCTTGTCCGTCTCCTTATCCGTCTCCTTATCCGTCTCCTTGTCCGTATCGACCTCTTCCATGTCGATGGCGTCCAGGTAGTCGCTAAGCAGCTCGTTGAACAGCTTCATGCGATTCACAAGCTCCTTGAACTTGCCGCCTTCATCCTTTTTTGTATCCTGTTGTTTCACGTGAAACCTCCACTAACTAAAATAATCCCTGTGCATCGGAAGCCTTGCCGAAAGCCAGAATCCTGACAAGACATGCAGCGTCTACCGTTATAGAGCTGTCCGTAAGTTTTACTATGCGGTTTTCGCTTACGCCGTTACCGTACGCTATTTCCGCCATGACCGTCATGCCGAACCTGAAAGGCAGCGGATATGTCCCTGCATCCTTGAAAGTCCCAGTGACGCAAAGGAACATAGGCGTCTTGACAACGTGCCATTCGCGGGAATCGTATTCGTCCCAAGTCCCTGCCATAAGGCCAGCTATCGCCTCGTGGGAAGAACCCCTGTTTATGTTGGCCGAATAAATCATCCATTCCCCCTATATCATGCACGCGGTACCTACCGCCCTTATGCTTGCCGCGCTAAGCACCAAGTCAGTCGGGTATGAATACGTAAGCCTTAGCACGCAAAGGCGAGTCCTTCCGCCTAGATGGAACCTGACTCGGTGGCTGTATTCGCCAGCCAGTCCGCATGATACGCTGTGCTTGTTCCCGAAAGTCTCGCCGCCGTCCTTGGAAACTTCCAATGTAAGCTCTGGCTTTATGTCATAGCTTTCCCAAGTGCCGACATTCAGCTCAACAGACAATTCCTGCAAGATAAACGGTTTCAGCTCGTCCACGACTACTGAACCCTGACGGTGCCTAATCATAGGCCAGCCTTTCCCGTCCACATTGTCTTCCATCCAGTAATCGTCGCCGTGAATGTACACGCCTGAGTCTCCGCAGAAAGCGTAGAACTTTTCCTTCCACCATGCGATTCCCTGAACTCTCCACTGCATCTCTGTACCGTTGTCGCGGTCCCTTGACTGTCTCTGGTGCCAGCTTTTGCTGAAAATGTCATAGCACCAAGTCTCGCGGATTCCGGGAAGCTGCAATACATAGAATTGATGTTCACCGACAGAATAGCAGAATCCATATGCGTTCTGCGAGCCAGCCTCCAACAGCTTGTTGTCCAAAAAGTCTGGTGAAATCTTCTCGTAGTTTGAACCGTAAGCCATCATGACTCCCTTTGCGAAACTAGTTCCTGCCCCTACGTAGAAGATTTCCGTCTTGTTGACGGCCACGCTGAAAGGCGCCTCGATACCGTTTGATAAGTTTGCAGTATAGCTTGTCCTTAGCCACTGCTCGTACTCGCCAGAACCCCTCTGCCAAATCTCTACCGTCCCAGTTCCGAAAACGTATAGCAGGTCGCCAACAGCGGCCATGGCGTCGATATTGTCAGCCGCTGAATAACTTGAATGATACTGCGGGACCTGATAGGAATCAAGGAATACGATATTCTCGCTAGGAAGTTCTACTGTCTTCACGGTGATTCCGTCGTCCTCGTACTGTACCTGTCCGTTGCTCATGTCGAACACCGTACGTTTAGCCGTATTGAGCGGGAACCTTGTAGAGAAGTAGAAATAGTTTGTACCGACATCGTTTACTACGATTGAACCGTCAACGCAGCATACGTGGGACGGCGCCACCTGCCCTTCTCCGATAGCCCTGGTCGGAAGCTGAATCTGCATCCAGTACGCTTCCGTCAAGTTCCATGCGAAAAGGTTTTGTCCGTCGGCTATCAATAGGAAAGGCCTGAGCCCTCCGCTTTCGGCAAAGGAAACCCTTGCGTTATTGACGCTTACATTTCCGATTACGGACATCTGGCCATACTGCTTGAACCTGATAACCTTGCCGTTTACAACGGCGAACATTTCCGCCGCACCTCCGACAGCCGTTTCGCCTACTGAAGAAACATATACGCCTTGAACACGGCCAGATATTCCAGTGCTTCTGTAAAGTTTCAGTCCTGGCAAGGAAGCCATATAGTCCTGGCCCTCGTTGTTCTCCTGGAACATATTGCTGGACCATGCAGAACCCTGTATTGCAGGGAACTTGCCCTTGTTGGTGGCTCCTATCAGGTCGTTGTAGATTTTAAGGCCCATATCCCCTCCTAGAAAGTCGCATCTGGAGAAAGGGCCGCTGCATAAATGTCACGGTAATCGCCGAACCTTGCGCTGTTCCTTTGCAGCATCCTTGCCGTAACATTGCTTCTCTTGATTGCCGCCTTGGCCTTCTCGAACTCCGTCTCGAAAGCTTCCTTGTAATCGGCAAGCTTGTAGTAGATGCAAAGATTATAGCATAGCCCCTGCAACAGCATGTTGTTGTAAAGGTCGCTCAAATAGATTACCGAGTCCAGTTCGTATTTAGGAAGCGGTCTGTTATAGAAAATCCTTATCTTACCGCTTGCCCTTCCGTCGAGTTCCAGTTTGCCGACAAGTCGCTGCTTGATAACACCTTCGACTTCATAGTCTTCGAGTTCGCGGGAATAGGTCCATGTATGCGGTATTCCGATGCAGTTGGTCATGGATATTGCCATAGGGTCGCCTGGCTGCAAAGGGATGAACCTATTGCCGAACGAGCGAGCGACATCGTTGATTGTTTCTGGCGGATACATGTCCACCGCGTCCCTTTCCGCATCGCCGCCTTTAACGAACCAGGTTAGGCGCCTGCAAGGAACGTCAATGGTTGCATTCTGCATGACGATATAGTTCTTAGAGTTCAGGTCTGCGATAAGGTTGTTGAGCAGGTTGATTCCTACGACGGCCATGTTTCCGTCTACGGATTCTCCTGCCTCCACTAGGGAGCACAGTTCGCACGCCATCTGGATTAATTGGTTACATGACTGCATAGTTTATTTCCTCTTTCGCTATAAAAAATATGCCCTCCATATAAGAGGGCATCTGTCATAGGTTCATTCTGTATTTTATCTTTCCTGCATCGTAGAGACGATACCATCCGAGTTCCTCGCTCATGACGGTTTCCGTCTTTTCCCACGAAAAGACTTTTGCCTCTGGCCCGTTAGGGTCTGCCTTTGCACGGCTCTCTATACTTGACTTTCTCATATACTGCTTGTTTCTCAAAGGGTGGCACGGGTTAAGGTCTGTATATACGTAGTTTGGTGCAGCCCTGCATTCCTCAACGAAACCGCTTGATGCGTATGCGCTCCTCGTAGGGCACGTCCATCTTCTATCAGCAAAACTCACGATGCTATTCGCCTCTGGGTGGGTCTTTCTGAATGCGGAGATACACTTGCTGATTCCGCCCTGGACTGATGTGTGCAGCCTTGTGGCATATCGGTTAAGCTCCCAGTAGTAATCCGCTTTCTTGCCAGAACCCGCATTTGCATATCCAGTCCCGTACTTGAAAGTGCATACCGCTGCAATATCGTCTCCATCCATGAGCGCAACCGCCCACTGGCAACCAGCATGTCCTTGGATGTGGTTATCGTCAAGGAAACGGGAAACCATGGCCCTTTCCTCTTTGGTTTCCATGATTTTAGCATTGAGCTTTCTGGCTGCAACCTTTGTCATGTTGCAGTGCATGATGGCGTCAAGCTTATCCAGTACGCACTCCTTCTTCTGGACCCATTCGTTCTCCCAAATCTGGATAAGTTGGACACCCGCCTTTTCGCAAAGGTCCGCCTTTACTTTGTGGAAGTACGTTTCCTTCTTGTGTTTAGTCGAGTGCCATACAATTCCGTTGAACTCGATAGCTAGCTTTCTTTCGGGGTCGTAGAGGTCAAGTTCTTTCCCGTCCATCCAGTCGGGTCTGATGTTCCTTTCCGTGAAATTAGGATACCTTTCTGCCAGTTCAGTTTCTGCGGAATTAAAGCGATGTACATTTACAGGGCAATCTCCACAGAAAGGGCACGGGTTTCCCTTTCCGTACTTTAGCCTGTCTCCAAGTATATGCGCTATTCCACCGTCACTCTTCGTCAGAACGAATTTTCGTCCGCAGTCAAGGCAGTGGAACACGCTTGTCGTCTCCCGAATTATATGTAACTCCTTCCAGCGTTCAGCAGTATCCTTGTCCGTTATCACACGCAAGTTTGCATTTTTTAGAAGCTTTTCCTGCTCTTTTTCTATGCGCTCGCTCCTTTTACGTATTGCGGCTCTTCTGTGAGATTTATTCGATAGCATGTTAATACGTTCTCGATGCTCATCAACGTACTTGCGATAGTTCTCGCGCACCTTGTAGATATGCCCCATTCTGTACGCTGCTTGCTTTTCCTTGCCACCGTCAGCGTAGGCATCTCTTTGCCTTTTTCTGTTCATCTCCGCATTGCAATCTTCCGAACAGTACATGCTCCTTCCTATTCCTGCAAACTCCTTCCCGCAAACCTTGCATGTATGTGTCTTCATGTTTTTCTTTTGTCCATACGAGACCTTGCATTCATAGCAGCAGAATCTTGTATGCTTGTGGCGAGTGTATACATCTTTCCCACAGTTGGCACAATTCAAGTGTCTTGGTTCTCCTAGTCGTTCCGTATGATGGTAGAGTTCTTTCATCTTGTAGTGCATGTCGTAGCATCGGTTAGAACAGTATAACTGTCCTTTTGCATTAGGAGTAAACTCTGTACCGCACATCAGGCAGTCTTTAACTATTTTCAACTTCATGTTGTTACCTCTCCTATCCAATATAACAACAGTTTATACATTCTGCAAGGGAAGTAAAAAGGCTACCCACATAATGGGTAGCCTTGGAGAGAGCCTTTATGGCAAAGAATTAAACCTTCTTGTAGTACACGACGACCGCGTCACGTGCGACAGGGAGAGCCGCCGCATACGGTGCATCGATTCTAACAAGTTCGTTCAGCGATTCGCCTTTGCCCCAGCGAGTCATCTTGACGGTAACACCGCCAACAGTCTTCACGGAGTTCTCGGAACCCGGAAGGTCCTGGAACTTATACGAATCGAAGACCAGAGCAGTTTCGCTTCTCACCTGACCAATTACGTACTTCGTAGAAGCGTCAAGAATCGGGGTAAGCTTGAAGGAAGCTGCACCAGCAGGAACCCATGCGTTCGGGTTGGATTCGCCCTTCGGAACATAGAGGTTGCCGTCAGAGTCTTCCTTCTGGATGGCGATACGAAGATATGGAATCTTTGCCTTGCCTGAGGCATTTGCCTTGCCCTGGGCAATCACAACCCAGTCTTGGTCAGTTGCAAGTCCAGCACGGTCGACAATCTTCACGTTGCCGAGAGAGTTGCTGCCAGAGTCGAGAGCTTCAACTGTATAGGCAAGACCCTTAACGATACCAGTACCGCTTATTTCACGGATTTCATCGAAGAAGTCGCCAGATTCGTCCTTCGTAGCGGTGATGGTTGCATCCATCTTGTCCGCAGTCGGGGTAACGATTTCCGGGAGTTCCTTCAATTCTACCTGGGAGGCTCCTGCGTATTCGCCGAGATAGTTCTTTCCATAGATGTCAGCCTGGGTCGCATTCGGTAAAAATTTTGCCAAACCAGTAGCAGAAATCTTGCCTTGGATTGTCGGCTTAAGGAACGAAACGATGTTTCCCGTGACAGAGATTTCGTCAAGTGCAGCAGCCGCGCCGGAAAGCGTTGCGAAACTTGCGTCGCCAACGACAGCCTGCGCACCGCATAACACTGTGGATTCAACGATGTCCTTCTGAATGTTGGCAGCGAGAGACTGTCCGTTCGGAACTGCGATTTCAGCTTCGAAGTCGCCGATGTTCCAGTCCTTGTCCCACACACCGAGTTCGAAAGCCATGTGCTGGTTTTCGGTATGGACGGGGGTTTCGATTTCCTTCAAGGATTCCGGTTCAGCCTGAGTGCCCTTGCGGACAGTAGCAAGCGGAGCCAAGTAAAGGTTATAAGTGGTACCGAATTTCTTGCCCTTGAGCTGTTCCTGGGAAAGGCCCGAACGGGACTTGGCAAGATACGGGAGGTTATCCGCAACGACTGCGGCGATACGTTCAACGTGTTTGGCGTTAACAAAGCCATTTACTGCTTCTGGCATAAATTATTCTCCTGAATAATTGAAAAATGAATTGGATTCGCAGCGGGAACCTTTCCCGTGCTCAAATAGACTTGCTGCCCAGAGTGACTGGCCCTTGGCGTCTACGCCTACTGTGCGTCCAGCAGGAGAATAAATTCGCAATATACGGTATTCGTGCCGTTTCACGGAAAGGCGCAGGATAGTCGGCCTGCCAGCCCTTCAAAGACAATAATATGCCGTTTAATTTTCAATATTGCCGAAATGGCATATTATTTATGTAAATGGAGAGGCATAATATGACGAAAAAATCGCAAACCAAGAAAGAAGTGGCCACGTTGCCGCTTGAGAATACCGTAGAAATCAAGTACAATACGGACATCCTTTTGGAAAAGATTCTGGAAGCCTGTCGCGAAATAAAGCTTAGCGTAGACGAGCTGGCCAGGAAATTCGGTGGAGGGTACTAATATGTCAGGAAAGCCAAAGGGTTACATAATGACCGAAAAGGACAAGATTCAGCTTGAAAACGCCAGAAAGAACCGCCCAGAAGATTGGAACGATGGTAAAAAAGGACGCTGGGCCAACAAGGAACTGGCCAGGGAAGCGGGCATCAAGAGCGGAATCGTGCAGAGAATCCGCAAGGAAATGCGTGCAAAGATGCTCCAATCCGCCATCGAAAACGGTGTAGAAAAGCTGTTCGGTCAAAGCCTGAAAACCCTGGACATGGAAGGCATGAAAGTTGTCGCCGAAGCAATGCGTCTTGTTGGGATTGACTACGCGTCTTCCGAAGAGGCAGTCCAGAAAATCAAGGCCGACATCAAGGCCGACCAGAAGATGAACGGGAACGTAAACATCAGCATCAAAGGACTGGATGTCGACTAAGCAAATCGAAATAGATTTGTCAAAGCTCCTTCCGCATCAACGAAAACTAATCAAGAGCAAGGCGAGAAAGAGCTGCCTGATATGCGGGCGTGGCGCTGGCAAGAGCTACGCCTGTGCCACCCTTGCCTTGCTCTACATTTTAAAAGGCCGTAATGTACTAATAGGCGGAACGACTCACGACAACCTGCACGATACGCTCTTTGCGGAAATAAAGAGAATCGCGATGGAGTGGGAAATATACGACCTAATAACTTGGCGTGAAAGTCCAATGTCGCTTGAAATAGGCCAGGCCCATGTCTGGTTCGGGTTTTACCAGGCTGTCGAATCGGTACGTGGTTATTCAATGGTAGGGCTAATAATTCTTGACGAGATGTTTTTGGCGCCTGCAAGCATACTTGCTACTTGGGGCCCGTGCTGCCGAAACTCTGGCTGCACGACCAGAATCGTAGGGGCCACTACGCCAAGACAGGGAAGCTTATGGAACATCACAATGAGCGACCCGAAGTGCGACTGGGAAATCATATCGGCGAAGTCAACAGACAATACGCACATCACCGAAGAGGAAATGCAGCTCATACTTTCGGAAATCAAGACGCAAGAAATGTATGACCAGGAAATCCTAGGAATCATTTCGACGGACCTTGGAAACGCTGCAATCATAAAACTTTCCGAGTTCCCGAAGGAGCCTTCTGGAATCATATCGAACGATACTCGTGTAACAGCTGGATTCGATGCTGGCGAAGGCGTGGAACGCGACGGCTCGGCGTTCTTCAAGAGACGCGGAAACGAAGTTCTCGAAATGTGGAAACTTAACGGAATCGACCACGAACAGTGCGTCCAGCGCATACGCGAATCGAACAGAAAGATTCCTATCGACATGCTTTATATGGACGCAGCATTCAGCGACTACGAATATAATACTTTGAAATACGAAATCAACTGCGAGCAGATACATTTCGCCCAGGCCGCACCAGAAGAGTTTAGAAAGGACTACGCCAACATGCGTGCATACATATGGTTTGGCCTAGCCGACGGAGTACGTCACGGCCTTTACGTTGACGGGTTCGACCTTTCGCCAGAACTAAAAAGACAGATGTGCTCCACTACATGGCTAAGGGATACGACTGGAAGGCTCCTTCTTGTCAAGAAGGAAGACCTAAGGGCAGCACTGAAAATGTCGCCTGACATAGGCGATGCGGCTGCCTTGACTTACGTGGACAGGTTTGTCGGAGACGACCCGAATATTGAAAGACTTGTAAAGGCAAAGATGGCCGACAAGCGTGCCAAGGCACTTAGAATTATGGGAAATTAGAAAATGTATAAACTATAAATGTATTTTAGTTACGGAGAGAAAATCAATGGCTATTAAATCATTTACAGTGAATACCGAATGGGCATCTGCACTCAGGGACGCCCTAGTTCTTCGCAGAAGCGGACATCTTGATTACGAAATGGACGCACAGCTCGGAACAATGTACACCAACGTTACCAGATGGGCCATAGCGACAATGGTTACCCAAGGAAAGCTTCTACGGGAAACTGGACTGGACCCAGACTTTTTCAGCGAGATGCTTATCTGGGCAATCACTTCGAGCGACAAGGCCGACCTTACGAAAGACCCTGAAGCAATTTTAGTTTACATCAAGAACAGCGTAATCAATGCGGCAAAGGCATACCTTAGAAGCAAGGGACGCCTTAAACGCAAGGGGACGCTTGTTGACCTTTCAGACATCGCCGAACAGAAGACAGACCTGTTTGGCAAAATCATCAACGACTAACCATGGAGAAGAGCATGAGCTACTTAGACCAAATACACCAGCGCGAAGCTGCCGAAGAAAGAACAGTTGAAACCCCGAAGGCGGAAGAAACCGTTACTGAAACCGTTTCAACGGAGTCGCCAAAGACGGAAGAAACTGTAACTGAAACGCCGAAGACGGAAGAAACCGTAACGACTACGGAAGACAAGGCGGAAACCGAAAAGAAGCCGCCAAAGGACCTTTCTGGCATCAGCAAGGAAGAGAAGGCCGCATTCGCTTTCAGAAGACAGATGGCCAAGAGGGAAAGCAAGTTCGCGGAGGCCTTGAAGAGCCGCGATTCCGAAATCGAGAACCTCAAGAAGGCTATCTCCGAATTGCAGGCGCCAAAGGAAAAGAAGAGCCGCAAGGATTTCGAAAACGACGACGGATACATCGACTACCTAGCCTCGCAGCGCGTAGACGCAAAGTGGGCCGAAAAGGAGGCCCAGGCTGCGGAAGAGAAGGCAAAGGCCGACAGGGAGTACGCAGAGCAGCAGGAATACCAGGCCCGTACACAGGAAAGCATCGATAACTTCCGTACGGCTGTCAATGAAACTTTCACAGACGAAGCACAGGAAGCGGCTTTCAAGGCCAACGTGGCCAAGGCTTACCGAAGCGGCTTTGCCGAACTTCTGGATGCAGTGCCACCAGCCAAGTCTTTCCTTTTGGAGAACGGAACCACTGGCGTACGAGTGCTTGACAAAATTCTTTCTGACAGGGAAGCATTCGGAAGGGTGTTCAAGCCAAACCAGGACCCCGTGAGCATGCTTATTGAACTACACGCCATCGCACATGAAGTAAACCAGCCGAAGGCGCCTGCTGTTACTGAACCTGCACCGAAGAAGACGGCCATCGGACGCCCAGGCCAAGGACAGGGTGGTGCACCAGGCGAACTTCATGGACGTGACCTTATCTTGCATATGCGTAAGGTGGCACAGGGCGGAAGGCGCGTGTAGTTATATCACAAAGTTAAATCAATTAGGCTTCTCCAGTACGGCGAAGCCTTTTTATTAGGAGGAAAACGTAGAGTAAGTAAAATATAAGGTATATGTAAGTAAAAAATAAGATAATTTACGTCCAAAAACCCTTTACAAGAGAAATTTAAATCGCTAAACTATATTACAGAGCGACGGTCCACAAGGCATCTGCTATTTTAGATTTCATGTTACCTTGGCGGGTCGTGCTCTACGGAGTGCGGCCCGTTTTGCCGTTAAAGGAAAAATGATATGAAATCGAAAATACGCAGAGTAAAGGCAGGAGAACTTTCCCTTGCCGACCTCGCAACGGACGATACCGTCTATATTGTCGGCCTAGAAGGCTTTTTCAGTAACATTGAACACCGCACCGACGAATACGGCCACGAATATGAACTTGGCCGAGTTCTTCGCAAGAATGTTCGAAACTCCATGGTTGCATACCTGCAAGACAATGTAATCACCTCTCACAAGTTTTATTTCTGGCATTCAACACAATCGCTTGATAGCCTGTACAATGAGCTGTGCGGAATAGACGGGGTTGGCCATACTACGGCTATTCTGCTGGTGGTTGCATTGCGTAACGCTCTTCCGCCTATCGAAGACATTGTAGCGTCGTCTTTGCATGACAGTCTGTTCGTTTCACCATCCGACGACGAGATGGAACGCATTCGTTGTAGATTCTACGGACCGTTCGACACATTACTCGACATTCGGCGAATATATGATTGTGCTTCTGCTATGTTTAAGGCGTATGTCCCGTCTCTTAAGCTAAAGAACCCGCCTACTGAAGACGCTGTAATCGAAAAAGTATTCGCAGAAACAAACACGTGGCTGTCAAATGACAATAAGTACGGAATGGACAAGACAATCCACGAATACGAAGAAACCGTAATGCGTCTGATATCGGAACCTGCATCAATCTTGCCTGAAATCAATCCGCAGGGAGCCAGCGAAGACCAGCTTTCCGCCATTAACGGAATCAGAACATCCAACCGTCTTTGCTGCCTAAGAGGTATTCCAGGAAGCGGTAAGAGCAAGATTATCGAATGGTTGTTTGGCGCTCTCGGTGACAAGGTGCTAATCACAAGCTATACTAATAAAGCCTGTGCAGTTCTCAACCAGAGAATCAACGGCTATGAAATCGGAGGATGCAACTGCATTCGCTCGGTGCTTTCAACATCAGCAATGGTAAGCTCAAATGAAAAGTTCGCTGCCGCTGTATCCAGAGTTCAGCTCGTAATAGTTGACGAATCGAGCTTCCTGAGTATGAAGGCTCTTGGCCATGTGCTGCGTATCTTGAATCATTGCCGTAAAGACTGCCGTTTGCTACTTGTTGGAGACCCTGACCAGCTTCCACCCGTACAGGAATATGGAAGGCCGTTTCTAAACCTTTGCAGATTCGCAGACACGCTTGGTGTCCAGGTGTTTAAGATTGAAACATTCCATCGCTCGAATGCGGAATATATCTACCAGGCTTTCATCGGATTGCGTGAAGCTGGAATGCATTTCGTTAAAGGACAGAAAAACCAGGTCGAAATCATCAAGGCAAAAACAATGCAGACAGCAGTTCAGCATTTGTGCGCGGCATACATGAAGACCCTGCAGAATCAAGGAAGCGTTACCGCAATCGCAGAAACGAATGCCCAATGTAATGCTATAAACTTGACTATGGCGGAGCTTCTTTACGGAAATACATTGACTTATAGAAGAGGCGGCTTTGAGGCAAAGCATGTCGTGGTTAATAAAGTCGGCATGCGTGCCGTCGTTTGCGACAATTACCGCGACAAAAACCGCAACGTTTTACTAACGAAGAACGAGTTCGTTGACGTAGAATCCGCATCAGCGGATGGAAGTGTAGTTGTACGCCGTAGAATGAACGGACAGCTTGTAAATCTTGACCCTGAAAAGGCAAACACTTACTTGCAGATTGGGTGGGCTTGCACCGTCCATAAGGCGCAGGGTAGCGAAGAAGATGTGGTTTACTATCTTTTTGACGCGGATGCCAATAGGGCTGGACTTGCTTTCTCTTGCCAAAAGGAATTAAAATATGTCGCGAATAGCCGTGCCAGAAACTTGCTACGTATTGTGGCGGTGGATAGCACGCTTGTAAATATGATTGAAGGGGCTTCCGCAGTCTCTATAAACACTATAAACAGTGTAGCGGATAAAATGTATATTTCATCTACGAGGTAACTATGAAAAACGAAATCGCTTATTCTCTAAATACGTTGAATCTCATCCCTAAAACGTGGGATATCGGCGGGTGGGCAAAACTTGCCCAGAAGCACAACTTATCTGAGGACATTATTAACCTGCAAGAGGATGAAACTCTTCCGTCGAGCAGAAAGGAATTTAAGGATGCTGTTGCAGCTCATGAAGGAGAACTCAAAGAGACTGTAGCCGCAAAAAGCATTTCCCTTAATGCCGATGAGGTTTTTGCGAGCAAAAACGGGCAAGAAATTTACGAGGCGTGGATTCTTGCTTGCGAGCAGCATTTCTTTCCCGCATACGTACAGACTGTCAGTGTTCCTGTAAAGAAATTTTTACTTAACAACTTTAGATTCAAGTACGCAAAAGACGGCTCGCCTATTGTATACGTTCGCGACCGTGAGCTTGACGGGACAGTCTGGAAGGAGGCGGAAGACTCTACACAGCCTTTTTCAAAGCTCCAAGGCCAACAACGACTTGAACTTGAGAAGTGCCTTGTTTCTAGCTCGAAGGCGATGAACGTGGATGTTTATTTCAAGCAGGACGGGGAGATTCACTATGCAACGGATATTCCATACTACAAATTATATATCCGCTATAGAAACGCCATCTTGAATACAGTCAATGGACGTCAAGAGAACGTTGATAGAATCATAAAGCAGTACGACGACACGGTTGCAGACCTTAAACGTCAACATGAAGGCGACCTTAGCAGCGTAGAAATCCAGGGCGGCCTTAAAAAGGTTGACACGATGCTGACTGAAATGGACCAAAAGCTGCATTCTTTCAGCTTCCTGTACCATAAAGACTTTGAGCCGAAACTGCTCACTAATGACCCGTCAGTAGATGCCTTTGCATACTTTGACCTGAATACACTTAAGGACGGGCCAACGCCAGATTTTGACGGATTCCTTGATGCAGTAGTTCCAGAATGCAGAGAATCATTGATGGCTGCCATCTACGCTACGGTATACGCACCGTCGCAGTTAAACCAGTATATCTGGCTGCATGGTGAAGGCGGTGACGGCAAGTCAAGCTTCCTGAATGCGCTAAGAAAGTATCTAGGAAGCAACCTTGCATGTAGTCTTGGCCAGACCCTTAACAGCGACTTCGGCCTAGAAGATGCTGTTGGCAAGCGAATGATTATTCTGTCGGATGTCAAGACAGGCCTTTCCGTCAAGAGCCAGCTTATCCATAACTTAACAGGTCATGACGCCATCAGCATTAACCGGAAGAACAAGCCAATCATCACAACAGTCCTTGAACCCGTCGTGTGGATTGCCGCCAACGAAAGCCCAGATGTCAACTTTGACGCCGAAAACGAAGCACGCCGTTGCCTTTACATTAAGATGAGGACTCCATCAGAAAAAACGTTACGAAAGTTCTCGGTGCTAAACGAAGATGGAACTTTCCGTCTCGATTCGAAGGGCCACCGAATCAATAACGGTTATAATCTTACGGAAGGTTTACTTAATGAGATGCCAGCTATTCTATACAAGTGTCAGCAGGTATTCTTCAAGGTAAGTCCACCACCGTACAGCGTTATTGTTCAGAACAACGCCCAGCATAGTCTGGCTGTCGAGCAGTGCGTTGACATTGATGTTGATGCGTGGGCATTCTACATCGAAGAGGCTTTTGAGTTCACTTCGGATGGTGTTATGTCGCTCCCAGAGGCTATGGAAGCCATACAGGATGCTCGCTCTATTCACGGGGAGAAGTCCGCTCTGACTAACTTCCAGAAGCGAGATATTCGTAGATTGCTGACGACAAGGTATAATTGCCAGACGAAAAAGATAAACGGAAACAGAAAAATTTGCGGAATAAAACGGAAGGAATAAAGCAAAGAAACCAAAATAAAAAGCAACCACCAGACGTTTCTGGTGGTTTTTATTTGCCTAAAAGTCAAACTGAATTTAATTAGACCATTAACTGAATCAAGTTTGGTGGGTGTCAAACTAAATCTAATTGGACACCCCTCTTAACTAAATTCAGTTAGCATTTTACCTGTGGATAAACTGTTGATAAACTGTTGATAAGTTGTGGATAAACTGTGAAAAAGGTCAAAAGAGCGAAAGTTTTACCCCCAGGGGGCAATCTACCTTGCCCCCTCGTTTGCCCGCGTAGATATTGGGCTCGCGGCGATTAGGGGCAAAAGGGCTAATCTTTTCTTACTCTTATAGAAAAAAAATAAAATAAATATATATATAAGAAGGATATATATAGAGAGGGGAGGTACGAAATATTTTGCACTTTGAGCCCTTTTGCCCTATTGCCATCCGCATAGAATTTTTATACCTTATAAACTATGAATGAGGAGCGGCCCCTCCAAGAGCCGCAGGAAAGGAAAACATGAAAAGCTATGCAATCGACTTTGAATATCAGGACATTGGCAGCTCGTATAGATTAGTCTGCTGCTCAATAAACCCAAAAGGCGGATTTACCGAAAACTACTGGCTTCTAGACGGAAGCGATACCGAGAAGCTTAAATCCCGACTAAACGAAATACAGACGGAAGACCACATGCTCGTCGCCCACGCCGTAGAAAGAGCAGAAGCACGATGCATCATAACGCTAGGAATCGACCCTAGGAGCTTCAAATGGTTCGACACATACTTGACAGCCAAGTGCCTGACGAACAGCAACCAGACGCTGCCTAAACGCAAAACAAAGACGGCTGACGGAGAAGTGGTTGAAGAATCCAACGAAGACTTCTTCGGAAGAGAACTGAATCTCTTGGCATGCCTTAAACGATTCAACATTTCTCATAGTCTTACCGCAGAAGAGAAGACCGATTACAGAAACACAATCATCAACGGAACTGATGCTGATATAGAATCCGCAAAGGATGGCATCATGGACTATTGCGCCAGTGACGTTGCCGACCTGCATCTTCTTGCAGCAGCAGAATACAAGACATACCTTAAACGCTATGATAACGCTATCCGCCTTTGGGACAACGCCGAACTCTATAACGAAGGACCGATGGCCCACGTACTCGGTTGGGGCCGTACAGCGGCTATCTACGCCGTAATTTGGGCCAGGGGAATACCAGTATGGAAGCGCCATGCCGAGGCAATGCTGAATAATGGCCCTAAGGTACGTGAAGGCCTTATTGTGCAGCTTAACACCAAATACCCTGGAATTGCATTAGAACAGGTCTCTAAGGCCGTAAAACATTCCATAAGCCAAGAATACGTCCAAAACAAGATAAAGGCTCTGAGCATCAAAGGATGGCCAATGACGGCCACTGGGAAGTATAAGGCGGACGACAAGACACTAAAAAATTACGAAAATGCCGACCCGTTCATCGCCGATTACCGCGAATACCTGAAAACCACCAGAAACTTCGCCGCCTTTGCCAAGGGTTCTCTTACAAGCAGGTTTAATTCGGAAAGAAGCACTTTTCATCCAGATGCCTGCTGCTATGGAACGCAGACTGGAAGATGCGGAGCAAAGCCGTCAACTGGTTTTGTTCCCGGGTTCAGCAAGGTTTTGCGTACCTTGGTCCATCCGAATGATAGAAGCAGCCTTGTCGGTATCGACTTTTCTGGTGAAGAGAACTGCCTGATGGCAGGATGGAGCTCCGATGAGCGGTTCAAGGCTGCATACCTTTCAAACGACTTTTACCTGTACATTTGTGCATCATTTGGCCTTTGTCCGCAGTATGATGAATCCACTGGAACGTTTAAGGAATACAAGGCCAAGCACAAGCAGACTAGAAACCTTATCAAGCCTATCGTGCTAGGCCTAGGATATGGCCGTGGAGCCGAAGGGATTTATATGGCAAACAAGACGAGCTTCTCTTCATTGGGACAAGTAGAAAAGCTTGTGGAAAGATACAAGAAATTGTTTAGGATTCTTTACACGAAACGAGCAAAGATGCAACAAAGGGTTGAAGCCAAGACCTGCGACTGGGTTTTGCCAAATGGTTGGCTATACCGCACGTTTAAGCCGCAAAAGGATAAGACCAGAAGCATCCTTTCGGCTCTAAACTTTCCGATTCAAGGTGTCGGATCGGCTATTCTGTATGAGGCTTTGAGACGGCTAGAAGAAGCAAATATAAAGACCAGGTACACTGTTCACGATGAAGTCGTGGCAAGCTGTAAACGAGGCAACGAAGACAAGTGCGCCGAAGTGATGCGGAAATGCATGCTTGAAGCTGTCCGTGTATGCACAGGAATCGATTATCTGAAAGTCGGCGACCCAGAAGTCAACGACGGTAAGTACATTTACCATGACGGAGAACACCGTTTTTGCAGACAGTGGCGACAGATTATGTTATTACTGTACAGTAGTAAGCAAAATATAAGTAAAAAGTAATAAAATTTTAAGCCAAAAACCATTGACAGGCGCCAGTTAATATTCTAAACTATATAGTGAACAGCAAGAGGATGTTGCTCACTCTTGCGACGGAGAGTTTCCTACCTAGCTAGGGAGGCCCCGATGGTAAGAGCAACACCAATCGGGGCCTTTCTTTTTGCCCCAGGAGAGACAATATGAATAAGTTCATCGCAGCAGCTAAAAACAACCGTGCAGCAGCACTCGCAGAAAACAGTGGAAGCGGTTCCCGTATGGCAGGCCCAGGGCGTTTTAAGGTAAAGCTTGTAGGTGCGGAAATCGGTGAAAACCGTCAAGGAACTGCAAAGCGTGCAAAGCTCTCATACGAAGTAGTCGCCGTCATCAAAGGTGACGAAAAGGATGTAGGAGCCACCATCAGCGAATACATTTCCGAAAACCACAATTCCGATTCGCAGTCCAAGCGTTACACGGCGCTAGTAAACCAGCTTCTCGATGCTGGCGTCAAGGAAGACAAGATTTCCGATGAAGACGACGAAACGCTTTGGGATGCTATCGTGACGGCTGTTCAGGCTGCTGGAAAGGTTATCAACAAGGGAGTAAAAGTTTTTGCAGCCCTTGACCACGTACAGACGACGAAGCTCGCGGAAAACGGCAAACCGTATTTCAACAACTATTTCATTGAACTTTCCGCAGAAACCGAATCGGCGAAGCCTGCAATGCCAGCAAAGTCAGCGGCAAAGGTAGAAAAGCCAAATGTACAGGAGCCTATCCTCGAAGACGGCTATACAGCAAGCCCGTCTTATGACGACTCGCTCCCGTTCTGATATAAGTGAATAAATGCTCGACTGTGCGGACCGAGCTAAAATAGACCGCACCTTTGCATATTGAGAACCTTCGTTGTGTTGTTATCCTAGGGTCCAGGCTTCGGCCTGAGCTCTAGTGGGCGGATAGGTTTCATTTAACTAACATGTGTGCAAGTAGTTTACTATCCGTCCACTAGGGCTAAAGAAAATAATGTATATTTAGTAATTCCTAGTTTGATATGCCGACCGTGTTAAGGCTCTTCCGTAAGGAAGTAGGACTAGGAAAGTCATCCGTATTGCTTGATGCGTACTAGGTGTACTGCGTAGATGCGGTTGATTGGGTGCCGTTACGGCCTACCCAGTGATGGGCAAGGTAGGAAATCACGTAGGTCTACCCAGTGGTAGATTTAGGTAGGTTTCAGGTAACGGTCGCTCCCAAAGAACTCAGCAGGTGAAAAGCAGCCCCTAATAACTTGTGATAATTGCGTGGTAGCTCCATCGCAGGATACCC